AAGCAGTGGTATCAACGCAGAGTACTCGGTCGTGATTTGCTGATCGAGTTCGGCGCGACTGATTGCGCCCAATACCGCCAAATCCTTACCCGGCTTCGCGACCTCGACCTCGCGATCATCATCGACCAATTCCATACTCGTATTCATTTCATCGTCTCCGTGGTTTCAAAAATCCAGTAGTGAATGCGCGCCCCGTAGCGGCCCTTCTTCATCTGCGAGGTTTTCCGCAGCAACCCTTGCTTCGTCAGGTCCGAGATGCAGCGCCGCACGCTGGTCAACGGAGCTTTCGCTGAGACCGCAGCGGCGGCATCTTCCGGCGTCATGTACTTGCCCGCGCGAGCCTTGAAAAACTTCAGCACCGCATCCTCTTGCGACCTCGCCTTGGCGGACGCCTTAGCCAACTCGGTGCCACGAATAGCCGTCGTGTTGTGAAACGACGGTGCGGACGAATCGCCGAATAGGTCGGGCTGCTCGTTCATTGGTTTACCCGGCCTGGGGGCGCAGCAGCATGGGAGAATCCTTGCGGTACACCCGCCGCTCGGCGCGCTTCACTTCGGCCAGGTACGCGAGGCGGGCCGCGAGATAGGCGAGGCGGGCGCGTTGGAGGGCGGTCACGACTGGTGTCCTCGCAGCAGTGCGCGGATAAACGCGCGGGATACCTTTCCGCTCGGCGTCGCACAGGACTGATACTTGTGACGGTTGCGCTTCTTCGCATGCGCTTCGCCGGCCAGATAGCCGAAAATTCCGCACACGATGACGATCAGTGCCAGCATCGAAACGTAGGACATGGGCAACGCGCTCACGACAGCGTGCCCGCTGCTTCGGCTTCCGCAAGGCGCTTCATGTCGGCGAGCGCTTCGGCGTTTGAATCGTAGAAGCGCGTGGGATTGATGTGGTAGCCGGAAGCGATATAGATCAGCATCGCGGCCAACTCCGGATTGTGGAAATCCTCCAGCGCTTTACCCTCGGGTCCCGCGAGAGTTACCACCCAACCGCCGCGGCAATGCGTGGTACCGCACGTGTGCCAATGACCCATCTCTAGCGCTTTCGGATGAGAGACCGCCGCATAGACCTTCTGATGGATGTTCTCGATGCGCGGTATCGCGGGCGCACCGAGCGATGCGCCTGTGGGCGGCGGCTCGGCAGCGAGGTCCTGTTTGTTGTAGAGGTGCGCAACATGCGAGCAGTCCGAGCAGCGCGAGCAGTCCGAGCAGCGCGAGCAGTCCGAGCAGTCCGAGCAGCGCGAGCAGCGCGAGCAGCGCGAGCAGCCCGAGCAGTCCGAGCAGCCCGAGCAGCGCGAGCAGACCGAGCAGTCCGAGCAGTCCGAGCAGTCCGAGCAGTCCGAGCAGTCCGAGCAGTCCGAGCAGCGCGAGCAGTCCGAGCAGCCCGAGCAGCGAGCAGTCCGAGCAGCCCGAGCAGTCCGAGCAGCAATTATCGCAGTCAACTAGGCTATCCAATGCCGCCTGCGCTAGTTCGCGCGTGCCGAAATATTCAACCGACGCGCGATTGCCGCGTGCATCGGTTAACCAAATTTTTTCGCTCATGTGTCACTCCCGTTAGAAAATCCGTCAGTGTTGCGGTCAATCCAGTGGCGCCTATCCACCCCGGTCGTCACGCGCTCGTGATGATCTGCATCGCTCGCACGATCGTATTTTCGGCATCGGCAACCCTCGATCAAACATTCCGACGACGCCAGTTTTAGCGCGTGAAAGAAATAACCATGACCGCAAGCGCAGACGTCGGCATCGGGCGGCTTACCGTTCATGCAGCGCCTCAGTCAGCCTGCGCCGTATGTAATTGTTCTTCGGCCAGCGACGACGGATCGCCTTGCGGTAGGTGCGCGACCGCCCTGTGCGCCGATAGGCACGCTTCGCCGTCAAGCCGTCGAAGTACCCATCCCGCCACCGCAACTGCAGCGCCATGCTGGCGTCCGTGTGCCCTTCGTAGGGGCAGACGCCGAATGGCAGTTTGCGACGGCCGGCACGGTAGCCTTTGGCGTAGGCGAGACTCATCGGCGTGCGACCGCCGCCAATCGGCGCAAGGCGCACAACCCCTCAAGGTGGCGTACCGCAGCGTCAATCGTCGCCTCTTCCTCGGGAGTCCTCACGGCACCACATGGCAAAATGCGCGGCCGAACGCGGGTCTTTGTCTCCGACCCGTCCACCTCCAACCGGCTCGCTACTTGAGCGAATACGAGGCGATTGACGGCCGCCAATTCCTGCTCCGAATACCCCTCGGTATTTCGAAGGGTCGCGGCGAACCGCTGAAACTGCGCGGCAGTCATGCTAGCACCAGCAGATACGCCGGAGCCGCCCCACCACCGCAGTACGCCTGACCGTGCGTCAGCAGCTCGGCGTGGACGTCGGAATAGTCGTCTGGAGTTTCGTCTGGGAAGCACATGGCGAGATCGCATTCCGCCTCGAATCGAGGCTCGCTGTTTTCGGAAAGACCGTACACTTTGACTTTCATCGGGGTCTCGTTGTGGTCGATGGGAATAGACACTAATCGCGTATTTAAAAGTTTGCAATAGCTTTTCATATTAAATTGAATTTTCTTTGATACGGGCGTATTGATGGCCATCATGAACCCACTGCAAATGCTCAAGGCACGCCAAAACGGCCGCACCGTCACTGATTTTGCCGCGGAAATTGGCTGTTCTCAGAGTTACCTGTCTCTGGTGCTACTCGGGAAATCGAAGCCGGGGCCGATGATTTTGAAATATTTGGGCCTTGAGTCCTATCGGCGCACACACTATCGGTCGTTGCGGGTGGACGCGCAGCCTTGACGGGACTCCTGATCCTCGCCGCATACTTCGCCCCGTGGTGCGTCGCCGTGTGGCGCGGGCACCGCAACAAATACGCGATTCTGGCGCTGAATCTGTTCACCGGGTGGACCGGACTCGGCTGGATCGCGGCGCTGGTCTGGTCGCTCACGGACAATCTAGCTGCACTTGACGCCGTTCGCTGCACTCCCGTAGAACGTATGTAACGGTCCAAGCGTTACAGGTTCAATATGTACAACAAGATATTTACGAAAATACTCGATTCCTCCATCTGGCTCGCCCCGGACCCCCACCGGTTGATATGGATCACCTTGCTCGCGGCGATGGACGAGGACAGCAATGCGATGTTTGCGTGTGCCGCCAACCTTGCCGCTCGAGCTCGAGTCTCGATCGAATACACCGAAAGCGCTCTTCGCGCCTTTTCAGAACCTGATTTGAATAGCGGCGATCCCGAGTATGAGGGTCGCAGAATTGAGCGCATCCCTGGCGGCTGGCATATCCTAAATGGCCCAAAATACCGAGAAATTGTTACCCGATCGGTTGCCCGAGAAAAGACACGGGAGCGGGTGCAGCGATTCAGAGAGGGTAAGCGTAACGGTGTTGTAACGCTAGGTAACGCACATGTAACGCCAAGTAACGTTCTGTTACAAAATGTAACACCATCAGAGACAGTATCAGAGACAGAGACAAAATCAGAAACAGACCAAAGAATGGAGAAGAATCCCCTACCACTTAATGCGCCGCAGCAAAATGTTTCCGAAGCTCAAATCGCCCAGCACATGCACGCGATCCGCACCACCTACCCGCCCCCTAACGGTCGCTGCGACTGGATCACCGGCGAGAAAGCCGCACGCCAAATCGTGCTGAACGACGGCGTGCAATGGCCTGACTTGATCGCAGGCACTCAACGCTACCGCGCCTTCATCGCCGCCACGGGTTCCTACGTGATGAACCCGTCGAAGTTTTTCTCGGCCGTCGATCGACCCTGGTCGCAGCCGTGGGATCTACCCGTACCGATCGAGCGGAAGTCAACACCCGTGAGACGCCGAAAAACCGCCGATGAACTCGAGGCAGAGGAGGCCAGCAAATATGCAAGCCGGTGACCGTGAGGAATTTGATTCTCAGATGCAAATCCTGTGTGAGTCGTACGACAAGCCGTGGAAATCGAAACTCGAGGCGTATTGGGAATCAATGCAGAAAATGTCGATCGTCGAGTTCGCTCGATGCGTCGAGTTCGCCATCTCCGCGCTCGGTCCCGATAAGTTTCCGACTACCCGCGTGATGTGGGAAATATTAGGTAAATTCCGCGCCCGTGCGCCGGTTCGACAACAGCAACTCGACCCGGAAATTGATACAGATCCGCGGGATCATCTGCTGTATTTTGCAAATCGGATGTTTTTGCGGCACGTCATCACTCGCGGCGGTCTCGGCTCAACCGGGAAATTCGCACCCAGCCACGGTATGACAAATTGCGTCGCATCGCCGGAATTGCTTGCCGGGCGAAAGGTCATCACCGATCTGGTTGCGTGGTTTTCTGAACCGGCCCGCGAGGGTGATTTGGATGCGACCCCCGCCGAGTTCGTTCGACAATTGCTCGCCGGCCTCGATCGTGTCCTCCCCCCAACTCCAGCTACTCGCGCGATATGGTCCGACCGGATCAAAGATCCATCGCAGCAAATCCCGTTCCCCGCATTCATGGGTCGCGATATTCGGCCGCTCGTCCGCTCGGTGCAACCATGAAGGGCATCTGCAGCCAGTGTCTGCACTCGCGTCACCGCTTGCAGCTCGGGCAAACGCAATTGCTGTGCTGCTGCGATCCCCCGAAACTGCAACTGCTGCCGAACGGCACCGCCGCCGCGCTCGTCTCAATCTGGCCGCCCGTCGAACCCAATCACGACTGCGGCAAATACGAGCCCGACCCGATGGTGCGGCGGTGAAAGCACTACGATTGCAGGGTTCAGCGCTATGCGGCCATCGCTGGGTCTCGACACGGAGCCGCGACACGGAGGGAGATCGCCGACATGACCGATATTGTTTTCGATTACGTGCTAGTGACCGACCACGCAGAGCAACTCGCCGTACTGTGTGGTGACGTCGAAGGGGATGTTTATCGAGACGGTGAGATTTACGCAGACCGCGCATCGCTCGACGATTGGCGGTCAAACAAAAACCACGAGGAGGCAGACGATGGACAAGACAGCGAAAGTGATTGATTCGGTCGGCAACCAAATCCTGAAGGCGATGCTCGTCGAGCTGCAAATGCAAAGCCCGCGCTATGCAGCGCTGACGCAGGACAAGCAGCAGGAGGTCATCGACCGCATGCGCGATGCGGTGGCGGACACGGTGAATCACGCGGTGCACGAGATTGCCGCCAAGAGTTACGACAGCCTGCCGGTGAAGCTCATCAAGGCGCAACTCAAGGACGGGATTCAGTTCCAGGTCAACGTGCTCGGCACGCCGGCGCATTCCGGCTGGGTCGATCAAGTGGGCAAGGAAGCGATGCTCGTGTTCTGCGATCCCACCGGCTTCACGATGGGCCTCGAGTCGTTCAAGGCACCGTCGCCCCAGAAGGATGCGTTCGAGTTGGCGGACGATGATGGCGACGACGAATAGCGTTACGCATGCCTACTTCGCCGCGGACGAGAAGCTGTGCATCGTCGTCCGCGGCGATCCTGCGCCACAGGGGTCGAAATCTTTCAAGGGCTTGTCCAAGTCCGGCAAAGGGATCATGGTCGAATCCTCGAAACGTGTGCGGCCCTGGCGGCAGGATGTGGTCGCCGCAGCCGTCATCGCCATGCGGGGCCTTGAGCCGCTGAAAGGCCCGTTGATCGTCCGCATGGTGTTCACGCTGCGCAAGCCGAATGGATTGTCGAAGCGCCGCATCCATTTTCCAATGCGAACCCCCGACCTATCGAAGCTCGCGCGCTCGACCGAGGATGCACTGACAACGGCCGGGGTGTGGGAGGACGACGCCCGCGTGGTCGAGTACAGCCGCCTCGCGAAAGTATTTCCGAACGAGGATCCGGAGGCGCTTTCATCGCCCGGCGTGAGAATAGAGATTTGCTGCAAATCATGAGTAAAGTCCATAGCTACAAGCGGGTGGCCATAGGCGAATTGCTGCCCGCCAATGTCAATCCGCGTCTGCACTCGACGTCGCAAATTGAGCAGTTGCGCCGCTCCATCCGCGAGTTCGGCTTCACTAATCCCCTGCTGATCGACGAACGCGGGCAAATCATCGCGGGCCACGGCCGGCTGCAGGCCGCCTCGCTCGAGGGAATGCAAGAATTGCCGGCCATCGAGGTAACGGGTCTGACCGATGCGCAAAAACGCGCATTGCTCATTGCCGACAATCAGTTGGCGACGACCGCGGAATGGGACGATGCGTTGCTCGCCGCCGAGTTGCATGCCCTTACCGCCGCCGAGTTCGACTTGTCGGTGCTAGGCTTCAGCGAGAGCGATCTCGACGCGTTGATGCTGCCGAGCACCAGCACCGTGGACCCGGATGCAGTACCACCGGTGCCGAAGAACCCGATCACGCTGCCGGGCGATGTATGGCAATTGGGGCGACATCGGCTGATGTGCGGCGATTCGACGGTGGGCGCACAGGCCCTTTGGTTGCTCGACGGCAATAAACCGCACCTGATGGTCACCGATCCGCCCTACGGTGTGGAATACGACGCGGACTGGCGTAATCACGCCATGCGCAAGGATGGCTCGCCCAGCGATGGGCGAGCCATCGGTAAGGTCGAGAACGACGACAAAGCCGATTGGACGGCGGCTTGGGCTTTGTTCCCCGGCGATGTGGCCTACGTGTGGCACGCCGACCGGCGTGCCAGCGAGGTGCAAGTGTCGCTCGAGGCCGCAGCCTTCGAGATTCGACGTCAGATCATCTGGGCAAAGCAGCAATTTGCGATCGGCCGCGGGCATTACCATTGGCAGCACGAGCCTTGCTGGTATGCCGTGCGTAAGGGCAAGACGGCCCATTGGCATGGGGATCGTAAACAAACCACGGTGTGGGATATCGACAAACCGGTGAAGTCTGAAACCGGGCACAGCACGCAAAAGCCGGTCGAATGTATGCAGCGGCCGATAGAGAACAATTCGCTGGCGGGAGAAGCGGTCTATGATCCTTTCGTAGGTTCAGGCACCACGCTCATTGCAGCGGAGATTACCGGACGGACGTGCTATGCGATGGAACTAAGTCCGGCCTATGTCGATGTGGTGGTACAGAGATGGGAATCTTTCACCGGCCAAAAGGCAACGCGATGCGTGCGCCCGACAACACCGTCGTAATCAAGAAAAAGACCTGGGCACGCGGGCGTCCAGCGCATATCCCGACCGAGGAACAGCGTATCCGCGTGCAGGCATATGCCACCGTCGGTACGCCACACAACGACATCGCGATTCTCATGGGGATCACCCTTAAAACGTTACTCAAGCGCTATCGTCTTGAACTCGATCGAGGCAAGGCGCAAGGCAACGCGCAGATGGGCGGCAGGCTCTACAAGGCCGGGATGAACGGCAACATCGCCGCGATGATTTTCTGGATGAAATCGCAGGCCGGCTGGCGCGAAAAAGAGCCAACGCTGCTAGACCCAACGGACGGCGTGGCGGCCATCGACTCGCCCGTGCCTATGGATTTGCCAATGGAGTACACGCCCGAGATGGCTCGCGAGGCGTATTTGAGACTCACGCAGGATTGAATTTGCGCATTTGTGGCATTTGGGGGTACGCTTCCCCGCACCCGCCAATTCCTGCACGGAGCCGAACGTAAATGGCCGCACAGTCAAACGCACTCGAAAATCAGCTCATTGACGGTATTTTCCGCGGCGGCGCGGTCAACAGCTCGGGCACCGTGAACTCGACCGCAGTCGTCACCGGGGTCTGGGCCGCAACCACCGCCTACACGGCAGGGCAAGTCGTGGCACCACCCGCGACATTCACAGCAGGCGGCGGCAAGTTCCTCCAGTGCACCACGGGTGGCACCTCGGGTTCGACCACCACCCTGGCGTGTCCCGCGATCGGCTCGACCCTCACCGATGGCACAGTCACCTGGACCGCGGTTTCCGCGATTCCCTGCCCACTGTATCTGTACATCGCGCTGTTCGTGATTTCAAACGGACTACGCTCGAATCTGACCGCGTACACGACCGGCAATGTGGTCTCCCTGACCGCAAACGGCGGCAGCGGCGGCGACACGAAGCAACACTTGTACCGCTGCACCACGGCGGGCACGACCGCGGCGAGCCAGTCCGGATACGCTGGCATCCCGGGCGAAGTGGTCACCGACGGCACGGCGGTGTTCACCGAAATGTCGCCGGTCCTCCAGGCCGGCACCGGCTTCCCCTCGGGATTCAACGAAGTCACGGGCGGATCGTACGCGCGCGTGGCGCTGAATCCCTCGCTCGCCAACTGGGCGGGTACTCAGGCTGCGGGCAGCACTACCGCGAGCACCGGCACGAGTGCCACCACGTCGAACAACTCGCCGATCACGTTTCCGGCGCCGACGGCGGCGTGGGCCACGGGCACCGCAGCGGTCGGTGGCGTCGGCATTTACACTGCGTTGACCGGCGGCACGCTGCTATCGGCGGCACCGTTGACCGTGCCGAAAACGGTGAACAACGGCGACGCGGCACCGAGTTACGCGACCGGAGCCTTGCAGTTCCAGATCGATAATTGATCGCGCGCATGTGGCAATTCTCACCACAGAATCCGGCTCGATCACTGTCAGCACCCCATCCGGATCGATCTACGTAACTGAAGATGTGATCGAGGGAACATCCTCCCTCCCGGTCCTCACCGGCAACGTTGCCGTCCCGGTCGCCTGCGCTGACGGTCTATTTCGAGGCCGCTATCCGTACGGCTCGTGTGCTGTCCCCACTCTGACGCCTCCCAGCGGATCGTATACCGCCGCGCAAACCGTCACGCTGGCAAGCACGACGGGCGTGGCACGGATTTATTACACGACCGATGGCTCAACGCCTACTTTCCCAATCAGCGGCACCACGGCTCTCTACGCGGGTCCGATAGCGGTCACGCAAAACACGAATATCCAGGCAATCGCCAAAGCCGAAAAATTCCAAGCGAGCGCGGTTGCGTCGGCTTCCTACGTGATTGCGGTCGGGCCGGCGCTCGCGCTGCAGGGCCCGTTCACACTGGCAAATGCGATCATGGGTGTGCTCTATCAGCAGCAGCTCAGCGCCACGGGTGGCACGCCTCCCTACACGTTCGGTCCCAATGGCGCGGTCTCGAGTTTCAATTCGTGGGGCATTTCGGCGGGCGGATTGTTGAGCGGCACGCCATCCACGGCTGAGACAGATTCGATTCCGGTCAAGGTCACGGATTCTGCGGGTACGGTGGTCCCAGGCGCGTATCAAGTGACGGTGACGGCGCCGTCGGTACTGTCCGGCTATTACAAATGGTGGGGCGCGGTCGCGTCGTATCTCGCGTGGTCAGCCGTAGCGTACAAATCGACATTCACCAACGCCGACAGTCCTGGCGTGCAGAACTCTGCCGACAACGATTTGACCATCCTCGCGGCGAATCCGATCACGACGCAACCGATCCCGTCATATAGCATGGGTTTGAAGTGGACGACGTTCGAGCCGGGATTGGCGACAACGAATGCGAACTCGCTTGCGCAATACGATATCAGTAAAGTTGCCGATGTCATCAACGCAGCGCAGGCAAAATTCCCCTCGACCGGCTGCTTGATCGACGGCTACTTTTCGCTGTGCACCGTGAACATTCTCGCCTCGACCATCCCCAACCGACAGTGGGATACGGCCGGTATCGCGCCCCCGTGGGTCGTGCGTGCGAACGGTACGCCGTCAAACATGCAGGTTCCGACGACGTTGGGCAGCAACGCCTCATTCGTGTCCGGCCCCGCCGCGCCGATGTATCCGGGCTCGCAATACTACAATCTGGTTTTTGCGAACTACGATGGCGTATCGCAGTATCAGATCTTGCTGCCCGACATGCGAAATCCAGTCGTCGTGCAAGCGCTGATCCAAATGCTTCAATGGCTCAAGACGGCGACGTTCACGATCACAGTCGGGCCGTTCGCCGGGACGTGGACACTCGACACATGCCCTTGCTTCAAACTCTTTGCCGAAAACACCGAAATGTCGCTGTTGTTCAACTCTGGGCCGTACCGGCCGCAAACGCCGAGCGGGTTGATTCCTTTCACGTGGCAAAACTATTTCAAGGGCTACGTCAATTTCATCAACAGCGCGCAGAGCGTGGCCCTGCCGAGTACGCCAGTCGCCCCGTGTGTGAGTTACGCAGTCACGGGTGTCGATGGTTCGGCCAGCAAGCCACAAGATGTGGCGGCATTGTTCAATCCCGCAATTCCGTTTTCGGATACCACGAGCGGTCTGCAGCCGTTTTTGCCGACCATCATGTACGGCGATTCGGACACGTATGGAAGGGATTTCAATCCGACCACGAACCGCGCGAACGCCGCGAAGTGTGGATTTACCGGACGTGGCCTGCCGGGACTCAACAATATTGTCGATAACAACGTGTTGCCGCCTGTCACCACCACCAGCGTTGTCGGCGACCGCGGAGCCGTGGCGCAGATTCAGCCGACCGACTGGGGCGGAAGCCTTACTCCTGGCACCACTCCGTACTCGCAGGCCGCTGTCGCGAATCTCATGGCGACGTTCCATTTCATGCAATACGCCTACGCCCCGCTGTGTTCCGGCGACAAGATCAATACGGGCGGCACAAATCAGGGCGCGTGGATTGCGTACATTGCGGCGGGCTGGAACGCGAACTATTCAGCTAACCCGTTGTTTGGGGCATTGCCGGTAAATTTCCTGCAGGCGCCGATCAATCTCGCTGTCACGGTCAACAGCACCACATCGGTCACTGCTGCGTGGGGTGCACAGAATGGCGTGACGTGGAATGTCTACCTCGACGCTGTGCTGGTCGGAAATACCGCATCGACCTCTTACCAACTGACCGTCACGCCAGGGCGTCATTCGGTCGCTGTGACGATGGTCACGAAAGCGACCGGCACCGCAGTGGAAGGCCCGCAAGCGATTCTTTCCATGACGACTCTAGGCGTGCTGGGCTACGACGGTGGTGTTGCGATCAACGCAGCGGGCCGCACGGTCAACCTGCACGCCAATCCGCTGATGCCACGCGGCGCAAACTTCAGCGGACCTGAGGGTTTGATGTGGAGCGGAGGCACACCGAACGATCTATGGGGTGGTACGTTCTGTGGAGCCGGCGGTCCCCCGTGGGAGACCTATAAAACCTGGGGGCCGACGATTGCGCGCATTCCCTTAAATTCGGCAATTTTCTTCAATCTGCCGATGGGCATTCTCACGGGCGGCAGCGCGGCCAATGCGGGATGGAGCAACACGGTGGTTCCGGCCGATGTGCAGCAGGTGTGCAAGCCGCAGTTGATCGCATCGATATTGCGAGCTCGAGCAAATGGGCAATTGCTGGAGTTCGATCTTCACTGGTCCGCTCCCGCCTTCACCCTCAAGGGCGTGACGAAATTCCAAGGAGCATGGAATCAGCCCATGTACCTGAACAGCGATACCGACCTGCTGTTCTGGTGCGCGGGCATAAATCAAGGTCCGCTGGACGCGAACGGCAACAAGACGACTGGATTCGTCGCGTGGCTCATGCAGAATTTTGGCCCCGGAGGCGCTTACTACAATCCGCAGATCGGCGGCCCCAGCGGCACGGGCGACATGGCGCTTGCAATTTTCAACGAGCCCTATCCCGATCAAGTGCCGTGCGTGTTCAACACTCAGTACAACGGCACGGGCACCGCGCTCACCTTCGCGCAGTGGATGATGCAAGGCGGTTGGTGTTCGTCGTACCGCAATCAGGGAGATACCGGAGGGTTCCAAGGCACGGGATTACCGGCCGCTTATTGGAATCAGGTCGGCGCCGGGCAGAACAACATCACGACCGTCGATCCCTACGGATTCAACTACTGGTGGCATAGCCCGGGCAGCCAATCAGTCGTCAACGGTATTCGCGCGCTCGGGTGGACGGGGATGATCGGCATCAGTTCCCCCGGATTCTCGCAACGCCTCTCGTTCCTGTCGCAGATATGGCCGACCGATACGCTGAACCCGCCGCAGCTCTATGCGGTCATGCACCCGTATCAGTACACGTGCGCGCAGGGCGGATTTCAAACCGGGGTGCAGTACACGATCACGCAGCTCGGCAATATGAATTTTACGACAATCGGCGCATCGTCCAATGCGCTCGGCGTCATTTTCACAGCCACCGGATCAGGACCGAATACCCCGAACGGGGCAACGTCCTCGCTCGCGGTCCCGAAATATCCGGGCGGTGATTTCGATGTCCAAGGCACCGCCAACTGGGACAAGTATCTGCAACAAGCGATCAACGGCACGAGCGGCATCGGGCATCCGGTCCCGGTGTGGTGGACTGAATACGGCAATGCAGGTGGATTCGGGTCCGGCCCTGCGTCCGCTGTCACGAATCTCTACATGCAGTACATGCACACTTATGCGGATGCGCAGCCGAAAGGTTCGATCGCCGCTATCTCGTGGAATTGGAACTATGTGGCGCAGTACGGATACTCCGGTCAAGAATCGTGGACGGAAACCATTCAAGGTGCGCCCATCACGTTCTACGGTTCCATCGCCGGCACGTCGCTGACCGTTACGGCCCCCGCGCCTTCCGGCGGTTCGCTCGGCCCAGGCCTCGTGTTCTACGGTGGCAGCATTCAAAACCTCTCGATCATCGCGCAGTTGACTGGAACGACGGGCGGCATCGGGACGTACCAGATCAGTTACACCGGCAGCGCTTCCGCGAATACCGGATTCATCGGTGCCTACTGGCTCCCACTCCAAGGGCAAGGCCAGACTGAGCACGACTGGTGGGTGGGTCACGCGCCATGAGTTTCAGCGTCGTGCAATCGGGATCGGCTGAGTTCATTCCCGCGACCACTCGCACGGAGACGGTGACTCTGCCGGGTGTAACTGCCGGTAATTCCTTGGTTGCCGTGACGCTTGCGACAGTCTGGAATAACGCGGGGACCGCGGTCACCGTCACCGATGGCACGGTGTTTTTGAGTCTGGCGGCGGCGGTCTCGGGAAGCGTATCCCCTGGACTCGTTTCGGTCCTCGACGTGTCTATTCGCCAGAACGTCGCCGCCGGATCGCATGCCGTCTCTGCCTCGTTGCCGGCGGGCGCCACGGGCTATTACGGGTACGTGGTCGTGTTTGAAGTGGCGGGCCTAGGTCTCGGGCCGCTCGACGTCTCGGTGACGGCAACCGGCCTGACGGGTGCCGTAGCCACGGGTTCGACGGCAGCGGTCGCCAGCGTCAACGAGTTCGCGCTCGCCGCTTTCTCGGCCTATTACAACGGTGCGACGACGATCACGCAGCCTGCCGGATACTCAAATATTTTCGCTGAAAATACCGGGGCATCCGGCGGCAACGTCATTGGCTCGGTTGATTACAAGTCGCCTTTGGCGACCGGCGCGCAGTCCGCGGCATGGGGCACGCCGACGAATTACAGTTGGGTGGCCGCGCTCGTCGTCCTGAAACCGCCGGGAGCCCCGTTGGGCACGACCGCTACCGGCGAAACGACGGTCACGGCGACCCTCATCCCGAGCTGGTCTGCGACATTCTCTGGCGTCTCGAGTTTCAGCGTTCCCGGCATCCTGGGAGCGCTCGCGGCAGGCGAATCGGCCATGCCGAGTGCGTTGACAAACTACGCCTCCGTGACCCTGGCTGCGCCGCTCTACATGGGACTGGGCGGAATCCTTGATCCATATCTGTGGGAGGCCGCGGCACCGCAGGTCGGCACGCTGGTGTTCTACGATCCGACGAACATCACGATTGCGAGCAGCGGCGAAATTGTCGCGACCGTGCAGAATTTCTCGGCGGTTGTAGGCTTTTTCGACCCGACGGCAGGATGGGTGTCCGCCATCCTCGTCTATCAAGCAACCAACGTCAGTTATGCGCAGGGTGAGTCGAGTTTGACCGGCACGCTATCCGGCGCCGCGCAGCATCTCGCCGCCTCTGGGGCCGCGCTGTCATCGTTGCTTGCTACGATTTCCACCTCTATTCCGCTTGATTTTGGCGCTGGCGGGCAATCGTCGCTCACTGCGTCGCTTGCAAATGGGGCTGCGCTTGCGATGCAGGCCGCGGCGCAAGCCTCGTTAGTGGTCGTGCTGACCACATCCCCTCAGTTCGGTCTACTCGCCAGCGCAGTTTCTTCCCTGTCGGCCCGGATGCTCACGGTGATATCGCTGCTGTCGAGCGCGGTCGGGGTCTCCCGCGCGCAAGGGTCGCTGTCGAGCGGTATTGCGCTCCAGGCGGCGATCAGCGGCAAGTCGGCACTTATCCCTGCGTTTTCAGGTGCCGCGTCTTTTGGCGCGCATGCGTACGGCGAATCATCATTCGGAGCCGCCCTTTCGACCACCAAACCCCTTGCGGCCCTGGCCGGCGCTGAATCGTATTTCACCGGACAACTCACCGTCGGCCGGCTCATGACCGCCATCGCCAGTGGAAATGCAGGGTTTTCTGCGACTCTTTCAACCGGCGCGGGATTCTCTGCGCGCATTGGCGGTAGGTCCACGATGACGCCCGGTTTGTTTTATGGCATCAACCTTGCTAGCGTATTCTCGTGTTACGCGACCTTTGACCCCGAACTCACGACGCTGCAACTCTTGACTACCGCCGTCATGCTCGAGAACCAGATACCGGGCATTTACCAGCCCGGCGCGGAACCGTGGGGACAGTTTGCAATCAGCGCCGGCCGCAAAGGCTTTTACGCCATCGACTGGACGTATTGGCTGGTCTACAAGTGGCAGCCAGGATTCGTCGCCCCCTTGGGCTACGTGATTCGCCCGTTCCCATGGACCGGCTACGAGTACGTCGTCACGACCGCGGGCGAAACTGGCAACTATCCGCCAGTGTGGCCGACGACCCTGGGCGCGACCGTCACGGACGGGTCCGCCATCTGGACGTCGCAGGCGGTGAGCGCTGATTCCCTGATTGCGAATGTGGTCGAGGCGGCCTATTCGGCGCCTGCAGGGATCGTTGCGACGGCGTATCTCCCTCAAGGGAATATCACGCCGGTCCTCATCGACGCGACGCAAGCGACGCCCCTCACGGCGTATCAGGTAACGTGTACCATGCTAATGAACACCGGGGAATTTATGATTGGTCAGATGGTTTTTGACATCAACGCCTCGCCCGGCCCCATCAATTATCCGCTTGGACCCAGCGGCTCGATTCTTGAAAGCGAGAACGGCCAGATTTACATCACAGGATGACATCATGAGCACACCCGGCGGATATCTGAGATTCTCCCAACTCTCGCCGATGACGACGTTCACCGGCACTGAACAAGCCGTCGGTATTCAGAACGGAGTTGACACACTGGGGTCCGCAATCCAGTGGCAGGGATTGATATATCCGCGCACCGGCACCTATGCGTTCGAGCAAATCCTGTCGCGCAATGGCGCGGTGTTCAACGGCACGACGGACGACAGCGGCGCAATTCAGAACTCGCTCAACGTCTACTCCCGGTCCTCGCGCGGCATGGCTTTGTTTCCGCCGATGCTGCCGTTCTCGCTCGCTTCCGGCCTGCAAATCTACGCCGGAAACTACGCCATCGATTTCAACGGCTGCAACGCGATCTACACCGCAGCGACCGGCTACGCACTGTCGCTCAGCAATGACTTGACGGCGGTCGGGAATTATCTTGCGGCGGTTGCCCCGATCCGCAATCTATGCCTTCTCGGTCCAACGCCCTATTCGTTCTCAGGCACGGTGGGGTCGGTCTCGGTGGGCGTCAGCAACACGGTGATGACGGATGGATCATCGCCCGCCAAGAGCTGGGCGACCTACACCGGCATCGACGGCAACACCTACGGCGCGTACCAAACGCAACCCGGAGTCGCGTCTAGCGGTACGGTGCAATTCACGCATGTACCCTCGGGACTCTCTTCGACGATCCTGGCGAATACATCGAACACACTGACCTTTGCAAACTTGGGTGTGACCATCAATCCGGGCGATGCGTATACGATCAATGCGAACGACGGCATCGCGACGTTGCCCACGGCAGACGGAATTTTCTGCGGTGCGGTCACGGGTACAAAAACGATATCGGACCTCTCGATTTACAACGTCTGCGTGCGGTACTTCCGCAACGCCTTCGTGAACGGTAGCCAGTCGTTCGTCAATTACCTGTTCGGGTGCAAGTTCGAGATGTGCTGGCAGTATGGATACTACGGTGTCGGCCCGACCAACAGCGGCGAGAACATGGGATTCCACGGCACCAATATCTCGGCCATCAACTCGGCCGCCAAGAACACCATTGCGGGTTCCGGCATCGGAATCTATCTACCCGCCATCGGCGCATCGGGGTCGCAAGAGTGTCGGGTAAACGGCGGCTCGGTCGATTATAGCGATACGCAAATTGTGGTTGGACAAGGCCAAGCAATTTTGACGAACGTTCACGTCGAAGATAACCACTTTGCTAATCCCATCGCGAGTGCGACCTATAACAGTGGCGTCACGTGCGCCGTAAAATTCATCGCCTGCGATATCGACCCTACCGAGTCTCAAGCGAACTCTCGGCCGTATCTGTTCGCGCGATCCGGGTCGAAGTCGTACATCGGCGGCGATAACAACACGGTCAGTTTCTACAATCAGTCGTTCGCGCTGACGAAGGACTTGAGCGGCTCCCCCGCGGGCAAGTTTACCAACACGCGATGGATACTTGGAATTGGCTCAGGAGCGACGGTCTACCCAACGCTCGGAACCGCGCAAAACGCTATTAACGATCCGATCTTTGCGTCTGGCGTTACGACGAACTGGGTTCAGTCGCTGGGCACGAACAATATTGCGGCTACGCTCACGATCACGAATGCCGGTGGCTCGTACACCAACGGCACGTACACGAATGTCGCACTGACGAATCTGACGGGCTCGGGAACAGGGGCAACGGCAAACATCACGATTGCGGGCGGCGTGGTCACGGTTGCCAATATCAATCTGGGCGGCTCGCAATACTTCGTCGGCAATACGGCGAACGTGTCTCCGTCCCTTATTGGCGGCACCGGCTCGGGCATGGTGCTGACCGTCGCGACGACTATCGTTAATTCGTTCAGCGTCGTCACTACCCCCACTCCTCCTACCGGCGCAACGAATGCCGTGCAGATGAATGGCTTTACGGGGAACAACATATCCCTGTCCCAGACCGGCATAGTTGTGCGTCCTAATGACAACGTGGTCGCTCGCGGTTGGATCAATGTTTCGTCGTTCACGGCGGGCTCTGTGTATCTCGCGATTCGTTGGTACTCGAACCTGGGGGCAACGCAAATCGGGACCACGCTGCAAACGACGGGGATGGTGGCGACGACAGGCGGGACCTATGTGCTGAACTCCCTCGTTGCACAAGCCCCTGCGGGGTCGAGTTCGATGCAACTGCTGTTTTACGGCCAAGCATTCCAAGGCGCCGCACAATTCACGTTGGCCGATCTCGGCATCCAATGACATGAGCGCTCAGTTCGATTTCAGGAATCCCGACTACGACGCGGTAATCCGTGATCGCTACAAGCGGATTCAGAAATTGAAGGCGTCCAGCCCTTCGCAGGTATCGCTCGTCAAGACGTACTACCGTGACCACATCGCGCAGTTCATTTGCGATTTCGGCATGACCTTCGATCCGCGCGTGATTGCCGATGGCCGCGACCCCTTCATGCCGTTCGTGCTGTTCCCGAAGCAGATGGAACTCGTCGATTATGTGGTGCGCAAGTGGCAGAACAGCGAGCCGGGTGTCATCGTCAAATCGCGTGACGTGGGCGTGTCGTGGATTGCAATGGCCGTTGCGTGCTCGCTGTGCCTGTTCTATCGGAACATGGCGATTGGCGTGGGCTCCGCAACGCAGGACAAACTAGACCGCTCCGACGATCCGGATTGTCTGTTCTACAAGGGGCGGCAGTTCATGCGCTATATCCCGGTCGTGTTCAAGGGCGCATGGAATATCGACAAGGATTGCGGGCAGAACAAGATCATCTTTCGCGAAAATGGATCGTCCATTACGGGCGAGGTCGGCGACCGCATCGGCCGCGGCGGGCGCAAGGCGATTTACTTCGTGGACGAAGCCGCGCACCTTGAGCGGCCTAAGAAGGTCGATCATGCACTGTCGGCTACCACCCGATGCAGGATCGACATGTCGAGCGTCAACGGCATGGCGAACTCCTTCGCTGAACGCGCCCACAATCCCAATATCGAGCGGTTCGAGATGACGTGGCGCGACGATGCGCGCAAGGACGAGGACTGGTACAACAAGCAAAAGCAAGAGCTTGACCCGATCACCGTGAAGCAGGAAATTGATTGCTCCTTCCTCGCGTCGGTCGAGGGAATCGTTATCGATCCTGAGTGGATACAATCCGCCATCGATTCTGACAAAAAGCTCGGCCTTGATTTGAGCGGCAAGAAACACGGCGCCTTCGACGTGGCCGACGAAGGAAAAGACAAGAATGCCTATGCGGGCCGCTGCGGGCTGATCCTTGAGCACGTCGAATGCTGGAGCGGCAAAGGTTCCGATCCGTTCATCAGCACGGAGCGCGTGTTCAATCTGTGCGATGAGTGGAAGGTCCCGAGCTTCGCGTTCGACAATGACGGCATCGGCGCGAACGTGCGGGGCGATTCTCGCGTCATCAACGACCGCCGAGAATCCCAAGGCTATCGTCGCGTGACCGTCGAAAGCTTCCGCGGTTCGGGTGAGGTCATCCATCCGGAACGCGAGATGGTCAAGGGCCGGGGCAAAAACAAGGACTTCTTTCAGAATTTCAAGGCGCAGAGCTGGTGGCATTTGCGCTTGATGTTCCAGAACACAGCCCGCGCTATCGCTGGTAAGCCGTACGATCCGCAATTGCTGATTACCATCCGCACGGGAACTTACAAGGACTTCGACCGCATGTTGATCGAACTGTGCCAGCCGGTCTATACCATCAACACGGCGGGCAAGATTCTGATCGACAAGTCACCGGACGGCGTAGCCTCCCCCAACCTCGCGGATGCCGTGATGATGGTGTATGCGCCTCGCAAACTGGCTCTCAAGATTTCCGACGAGGCGCTACATGGCTAAGACGATCCGACGCGCATTAGCGAAGCCCGCGCGCAAGCGAGCTCCGCTCAAGATCGCGGATTCTGCGCTGTACACCCCTGCGCCCAAGGTCCAGCACCGCGTAAAGTTGGCGCTGCCGGAATTGCCGCCCGGTGTGCGCCCATCGAATGCAATGGCGATGGACGATGCGCAGAACTACGCGCCAGCGGCATGGTCAAATGGCTACCCCGGCTTGGGCTGCGGGCTATTCTTTCCCGGCTACCCGTACCTCGCCGAACTCTCGCAGCGTCCCGAATATCGATCACCGACCGAGACCATTGCGGAGGAAATGACCCGCAAGTGGATCACGCTGGAATCGACCGGCGAATCGGATGTCAGCGACAAGATCAAGGAAATGGAGAAGGCGTTCCGCGAGTTCGGGATTCAGGACCTATTCCGCAAAGCGACCGAGGTCGATGGCTATTTCGGTCGCGCGCATTTGTTCGTGGATATCAAGGGCCAAGAAAACGCGCGCAATACTCCGTTGGTCATCTCGCCCGAAACGATACCGGAAGGCTCGCTGACCAAGTTCAAGGTGATCGAGCCCATGTGGTGTACGCCGGTCGCGTGGAATGCCATCGACCCGACAGCGGATGACTTCTACAAGCCGACGCACTGGTACGTGCTGGGCCGCGATGTTCACGCCTCGCGGTTGATCCCTTTCATGTCGCGCGAGGTGCCCGACCTACTGAAACCGTCGTACAACTTCGGCGGCCTGTCGCTGTCGCAGATGCTTGAGAAGTACGTCAATCAGTGGTTGCAGACGAAGGATTCCGTTTCCGACCTCATCCACAATTTCTCGATTGTCGTACTTTCGACGAACATGGAAGCGGTCTTAAGCGGCGATGGCGTAGACGATTTGCGCAAGCGCGCCGCGATGTTCATTCAGGATCGCGACAACCGCGGACTGATGCTCACGGACAAGGAAACGGAATTGCTGACGCAGATCGCAGTGCCCCTAGGAACGCTCGACGCACTCCAAGCGCAAGCGCAGGAACACATGGCAGCGGTCACGCGCATTCCACTGGTCAAAGCATTCGGCATCTCGCCGACCGGCCTCAACGCCTCGAGCGAGTTTGAAATTCTGGTGTTCTACGATCACATCGCCGCGCGCCAGGAAATCGGCTACACCGCGAATCTGCGCAAGGTGAATCACATCATCCAGTGCCATTTGTTCGGCACCATCGACGAATCTATCGAAGCCGTTTTCCAGCCCATGAAGGAACTTGACGGCGAGGCGCTCGGGCGCGTACGAAAGGGGGATGCCGAACTCGCCGCGACGCTCATCGGTTCCGGAGTCATCTCGCCCGAGGAAGAGCGCGGGCGCATTGCTAGTGATCCCGATTCGGGCTACAGCAATCTCGACGTCAGTGCTGTGCCCGACCCGGCCGACCTACCGCAGAACCAAGGTGCTCAAGGCGAGGGCGGAAACGATGACGACGGCGAAGAATAGGAAACAATCCCCGCGCCAGGTGTTCGATGCCGTTGTGCCATCCGTCAAGACCAAGGCCGCGCCCACCACGGACGCCGGCGCGAAATACTACCGCGGCGCGCTGGTGAAACCCCGTGAAGCTCGTCGCCCCGAATAAGTCGATTGCCCTCCCCGCGCTCCCGCCGTCCGCCGCTGTGCTGGCGTGGTACTACGAGCAATTGCAGTGCCTGATCGAGTCGATGGCCCAGTCGATGGAATACCACGTCGCCGCGGCCTACCGCTCCAACGATCCAGAGATTGGCATGGCGACGGATGAACGGTCCCAATCCCTCGCGCTCAAACGCAGCATGAACCGCTGGGGCCGGAATTGGGTGTCGAAGTTCGACCGAATGGCCGTGGAGATCGCCACGAAGTTCGCCGGGAGGGCGCATAAGCACGTCGATATGTCCAACGCTGCCGCCTTCAAAAAGGCCGGATTTACCGTGAAATTCTCGCCGACGCCAGCGTCTATCGACGCCTATCAGGCAACGCTCGCGCAAAATGTGGCGCTCATCAAGAGCCTGCCGCGGGAGTATATCGCGGGGATCGAGAACGCGGTATGGGCGTCGGTGCTCGAGGGCCGGAACCTGGACTCGCTCACCACCGTGCTGCGCCAGCGCTACGGCATGACGCTGCGGCGCGCGGCCCTGATTTCCCGCGATCAGAACCGCAAAGCGACGGCGCTGATCGAAAACGTGCGGCGCTCCGAACTCGGGATCACGCATGCGATTTGGCTGCATTCCCACGCCGTCAAGACGCCACGGCCCTCGCACAAAGCATTCTCCGGACACGTCTACGAACTGAAAAAAGGCGCGTATTTAGATGGAAAATGGGTTTGGCCTGGGACAGAAATCAACTGTCGCTGTCTCTCGCGCGCCATTATTCCGGGTGTGAACGATGACGCGATTCGTCGCGTAGTGGAACGCGAAAGGGCGCGGGTGTAATCTCACGCCCATGCTCGCACTCGACAAAGATTCTGTCCGCCACTACGACCGCGACAAGCGGCTGCATGTTGCCAAGACGATCATTTCGACGGCGAACGTCAATCCCTACTACGGGCGAGAGATCACGAATTGGCGGGAATTAGGCTTAAATCCTGACCAAATTTATAAGCTGTACCGCGACCCGGTGGAGCTCGCGAAGGCCGCGCCGACCTATCACAACGTCCCGCTGATGATCCGGCACGTCGCCGTTTCCCCTGACGAACCGGAGCAAGAATCGATCAGCGGCACGGTGTCGAACATCACGTTCGAGCATCCGCACCTGTATGGTTCCCTTGCGGTGTGGACGCAGGCTGGCATAGACTCCATTGAAAGCGGCGAACAGGAACAGTTATCTGCGGGTTACTACTTCAAGGCCGACATGACACCGGGCACCGCTCCCACGGGCGAGCGCTACGACGGCAGAATGATCGACCTCGAGTGCAACCACGTCGCACAGGTCAAAGCGGGTCGGGTAGGCCCGCAGTCCACGGTCGCTGATGAAATTCCCCCGGAGCTTCCCCTCATGAAATCCAAGTACCCCGCCCTCGCCGAAAAGTTCAAGATCGCTGCGGCCGATATCGTCGCCTTCGATGCGGCGCTCGACGCCGAGAGGCAGGAGGCCGAGGACAAGGCGCACGACAACTACGGTTGCAGCGAGGACGAGTGGTCGAGCATGGATGCAAAGGCGCGCGATAAGGCCCGCGACGAGTGGGAGGACAAGGAAGAAAAGAAGGCCAAGGACGAAGCCGAGGCTGAGAAGAAAAAGGCCGACGACAAGGCTAAGGACGAAGCGTCCAAGTCCGGCAAAGAAGCATTCGCCGGCTCCAAGGATTCCGCGATCACGATGGATCAGGTCAATGCCACCGTGAAGGCCGCGACCGATGCGACCCGCAAGCAAGTCACCGACCTATTCGCCGCCCGCGAGGCCGTCAAGCCCCTGGTCGGCGTGGTCACGTTCGATTCCGCCGAGGAGGTGTACGCCTTCGCCTTGAAACATGCCGGCGTCAAGATCGAGGGCGTGCATCCTTCGGCGTTCCCCGCGTTGCTCGATGCGGTCAAGGGCCGCTCCGAGCCGAGCAAAAAGCCGGTGTTCGATGCCAGCGTTTCGGCGCACAGCATCGACGCGATTTTCGGCGCTCGCAAGAGCGCGTGATTTCCCAATTTTCCAAGTAAGGCGCCACGACAATGCCCAATCAAACCGGTTTTCAGTCCTTCGTCAACAACGAACTGCCGGTCGCCGTTGCGGGCGACTTCGCGGGCGCCAATCCGCGCGCCTCGGTTCTGTCGCCATCCTTCGGGTACGTGGCCCCTGCAGCGGGCACTCAGTGCGGCGCCTTCGGTTGGGGTGCGCCGGGCACCGGGATCGCGGCGAACTACTACACGCCGAACTCGATGCTCGGGTTCGTGCATCGTGACAATTCCGCGCTGATTACCACTTTCCTCGGGTTCGCCGCGATGGGCATCGTCCCCGGCAATATGGTCACGCTGATGGATCAGGGCGACTTTTACGGCGTGTTCGCGGCGGGCGCGACGGCGGGGCAGAAGGTCTACGCCAACCCGCTCACCGGCCTTTTGACCGCGGCGGCCACGGGCGGCGCGGTGACGGCGAACTCGACCGCCTCCTCGCTCGCGACCACCGGTATCCTCACGGTCGGCGCGACCCTCACGGGAACCTTGGCCGTGGGCCAGGTCGTGACCGGCGCAGGCATTCCGGACGGCAGCTACATTTCAGCGCAGTTGACCGGCTCGGCCGGATCAACCGGCACCTACCAGTTGACCAACGTGAACGGTACGGCCTTCACCGTGGTTTCCTCGGAAACGGTCAACTTCTGGGGCGTCGTTGAAACCAAGTTCACCGTCGCGCAGAATGTCGCGGTGAGCGCCACGGCCACGGGCTCGAGCATCGCCGCGGCGGTCTCCCCGAACACGGGCGGTATCCTGACGGTCGGCACCGTGACGGCGGGCGTGTTCGGGGCGGGTCAGTTCCTGACCGGCACGGGACTCCCTTCCTCGGCCAACGCGCAGATTCTGTATCAGGTGAGTGGTACCACGGGCGGCGCGGTACCTACCAGACGAACTATGCGGGAGTCGCGGTTACTTCGACCACGATCACCGGCAGCGCGGGCAACCTCGGGCGCATTTCCTCTTGGTCTAAATCTCGGATCGCACTTTCACTGACAGGACGACATCAATGGACAAACTCGCACTCGACACTGCCATCCGAGCCGGCGCCGGCCCACTGTTGATCCGTCAGCTCGCGGAGCAAAAGGGCATTCATTTCGCGCAGGAATTGGCGACATGTATTGGCCCGCGCCCGATCTTCCGACCCGGAACTTCAATCTCGCGATGGACGTGCAGCCGCAGCTCGTGACCGTAGGGAATGCCGGCATCCCGTCCTATCTGGCAAACTACCTGGATCCGAAAGTCATCGCGATCCTGGTGTCGCCGCTGATGGCCGCGGTCATCGCGGGCGAGACCGGCAAGGGCGATTGGACGACCGAGACCGCGCAGTTCATCACCGCGGAAGCGACGGGCGAGACGGCGAGTTACGGGGATTATTCCAACAATGGCGTGTCGAACGTCAACGTGAACTTCCCGAGCCGGCAGAACTACCTGTTCCAGTCGTTCATGCAGTACGGGCAGCGCGAACTCGCCATCGCGGGTCTCGCCAAACTGGATTGGGCGTCGCGGCAGCAAGAGGCGAATGCGCTGGTGCTGATGAAGTCTTTGAATTACATGTACTTCTACGGCGTCGCCAACCTTCAGAACTTCGGGCTGTTGAACGACCCCAACCTGCCCGCCGTCCCTGACGCCGACCTATTCGTGGATCACCAGCCCGTCCGCGACCGCCAACACGATCTATCAAGACGTGGTGCGGATGTACCAGCAACTCGTATTCCAGTCGAAACGGCATCCTGAGCGAAGATGCGTCGCTGGTCCTCGCCATGTCCCCGGCGCAGAAGGTCGCGCTCAAGGCCATCACGCAGTACAACACCAATTCGGTCGAGGTGCTGCTGAAGGAAAACTTCCCGAACCTGCGCATCGAAACGGCGGTGCAGTACCAGACCGCCTCCGGTCAATTGGTGCAGATGATCGCCGAGAACGTCGAGGGTCAGCGCACGCTTGAATGTGCGTATTCCTCGAAGTTGATGGCGCACATGAGGGTCGCGGACACGTCGAGCTGGAAACAGAAGCGATCCAGTGGCGGGTTCGGCACGATCATTTACCGACCGTTCCTGATCTCGAGCATGCTCGGCTAGGGTGATGCTTCCCTCAACCGGGTGGGGTACGCGGCGCGGGTGAACCCGTTCACCACGATGCTCTCCCCGGTTCGCTGGGGCCTCACTGCGGGACCGAATGGCGTCGCCTTCTGCCGCTTCGCGTGGGTTGATCCCGCGACCGGTCAATGCTCCAACGTCTATCAGGCCGGCGCCGCGCTCGGGATCGTCCTGCCGCAATACGCGCGGGTCGCCCGCAACGGCTGGAACGTCGCGTTTCAGAACTGGCCCGACCCGACCCTGATCCTGCGTTCCGGCATGATGGTGGACCTCATGACGCAGGGCAACATCTGGCTACGCTTTGCAGGCGGCGCCACAATCGGCGCAAGCGTGTATGCGAACCAGATCGACGGCACCGCGTCGATCATCGGCGGTGCGTTCTTCTCATCGACGCCGTGGCGCGTACTGTCGTATGCTTCGCCCGGTTGTCGCGCACTCGTTTCCAGTTGGTACACACAACCCTCGTAGGAGTTTTTCTCATGGCTACCGTTCTCGTCGGCTGCAATCTTCCGAATGGCCTCATCATGGAATTGATCGAGCCGGGGCCGATGAACATCCCCGCGCCGGCCGGCAAGCGCGTGACCCTCGCGGGCGCGAACTCGACCCGCACCGACAAGCTAGCGAATCCCGGCGTCAACAAATTCGCGTTTACCGCGGTCGATGCGGAGTTCGCCGCCGATTGGTTCAAGCGCAACAAAGATGCGGCCTTCGTGACGAATGGCTCGGTGTTCATGCAGGAAAAAGCCGATGCCGCCAAGGGCGAGGCGCGGGATCGCGTCAAGAGCGTCAAGACGGGGCTCGAGCCGCTGTCGCAGGACAAGGACCCCCGCATTCCGAGCGCGGCGCAGGCCGACAAGGATCAGTTGCGGCGCTTGGGAGCCGTGGCATGACCTTCGCCGAACTCAAGGCGCTGGCCGAGCGCTTCAAGATCGTGCAGTCGGTGATCGCGGAACTCGAGATGGTTGAGCATCCGGACGACGAGCACATTTCCGAAGCGCATGAGGCGCGGCTGCGCGAAGCGCTGGATCCGCCCGAACCCGCAGCACCGCCCGCATGACCGTCGGCGCCTGCGCGGATGTGCCCCCTCAGACCGGGACGGTGACGTTCAATCAGACCGAGTTCCTGGCGGCCTATTCGCAGTTCACGCTGCAGGCGGCCTTCTTGGGGACGGCGTTCGTGCTGGCGACGACGATGCTCTCGAACTGCTGTTCGTCGGTCGTGTGCGATGCGAATCTGCGGCAAACGCTGCTCTATTTGCTCACGGCGCATATCACGAAGCTGATGGCGGGCGAGGGATCGATCCCGGCGACAGGTCTCGTCGGGCGCATCTCGGACGCCACCGAAGGGTCGGTATCGCTCACCGCGGAATATCTCGCGCCCAACGGCGGCCCCTCGCAGGCGTATTTCATCCAGACGCAGTACGGGGCGACGTGGTGGCAGGCGACCGCGGGATTTCGGACCATGCGCTACGTCGCACCCCCGCCGCGGCACTACGGCCCGTGGGGCTGGCCGAACTGACGTGGCGACCGTCGAAGTCAGCGGCGGAACGAAAATCGCGCAGGTTTTACGCAAGATTGCGGCGAATCTGGAGAAGGCGAATCACGTCAATGTCGGGTTTTTGGAGAAGGCGAAGTACGGCGCGACGGTGCACCGGCCGAAGCAAGGCGGCTTGTCCGTGGCGCAGGTCGCGTTTTGGCAGGAGTACGGGACCGTCACCGCACCCGCCCGCCCGTTTTTCCGGCAGATGATTGCGGCGAATCAGGCCGAATGGCCGAAGGTGCTTACCGCCGCGCTCAAGGCGCATCACTATGACGCCGAGGCTGCTTTGCGCCTCCTCGGCATTGAAATTACCGCGGAATTGCAGGAATCCATTCAGCACGGCAATTTCGAGGCGCTATCGCCGATCACGCTGATGCTGCGCAAAATGGCGGACGATGACCCGAATCTGGTCATCACGGCCAAGACGGTCGGCGAAGCGGCGGCGCGCGTGGCACGGGGCGATGCGGGCGCGACTGGGGACCGCGCGAATCCCTTGCAGGACACGAAAGTCATGCTTGAGTCGGTGGACTATGAGGTCAAATCGAAGTGAGCATCAATCTACACGCCGCCGTCCGCCCCGCCATCACCGCGATCAATGCGGATATTCCTGCGCTGCTCGAGCGCTCCGCAGGCTGGGACACCAACCCCGCGGGCAAGCGATACCCGAAGTATCTCGCCGCGCAGAACGTCACGATCCAGGTCCAGCCCATGTCCCCCGGCGATATTCGGCACGCCGAGTTCCTGAATTTGCAGGGCGTGATGCGCGCGGTCTACGGCTACGGCTCGACGGAGGGGATCATTCGCGCCACGATGAAAGGCGGCGATTTGCTGAAATTCCCGCCGTTTCCCGGTGAACCGATACTCACTTGGCTCACCACCGAACCGCTCGAGGTGTGGGCGAATGGCTGGTCGAAAGTGATCGTGACGCTGCAAACCGACAAGGGGTATCCCGATTGACCGCGACCGTCGCGCCACTCAAGGATGATGTCTACACCGCGCTCCGTTCGTTCCTGTTGGGCGTGCTGGGCGACGTGACAGTAATCCAGGGGCTGGGCAATCGCTCCCCGCTGCCGCCTTCTGCGTTCGTTGCAATCACGGCCATCGGCTCGTACCGGATCGCGACCAACGTCGATAGCGATTCTGACGGCTATCCGAGCGGCCCGCAGGTCACGAACTCCGAGCAATCGACGCGGCTCGACATTCAGATCGACTTCTACGGCCCGCAGAGCAACGATTGGGCGACGATGGTCGGCACGCTTTTCCGCGATGATTATGCGTGTGAGGCGTTGGCGCCGGTGTGCCAGCCGCTCTATGCGGATGACCCGCGCATGATCCCGCTCATCACCGCGGAGGATCAATATCTCGAGCGCTGGACGCTCAACGCGGCCATTCAGTACAACCCCGTGACCACGACAGCGCAGAGTTTCGCGACTACAATCGACGTGCACGCAGTGCTGGTGGATGCGGCGTTCCCGCCAACGTGAGGGCTTTTCATGCGTAAATTATCGGGTTTTTTCTTCGGCCTGTTATTCGTCTCGCTCTCAGCCTTGGCGCAGTACACGCCGGTCGGCCAGACCGGAGTCAACGCAGTCGTCGGGTTTCAGCCGCTCGCCAAGACTTCCGCGCTGGCGGCGTCGGGCACCTCGGCGAATATCGCGCTCGCCACCATCGCGGCCCCGGTCCAGTTCATTCAGATGCAGGTCTACAACCCGACCACGGCAACCGCGTTCGTCATCGCGTGCGCGACCTCGAGTTGTACGGCGTCAGTCGGAAGCGGCGGCACCTCGACCTCGGATTATCCAATCGCAGCGGGGTCGGTTGTCGTGTTGACGGTGCCTTATGCGACGACCTACGTCGCGGGCATCCTCTCGACGGGTAGTGGGACGCTGTACTTTACGCCGGGGATTGGGCTGTGATTCGCCGTCTATTCCTGGGTGGGGCATTGCTGGCGAACTCGCTGGCGCTGGCGGTCATCAAGTCCCAGCCGCCCGCCACGTCGAGCGGCGGGGGCGGCACGGTCACGAGCGCATCGGTTGTCTCGGCGAACGGGTTTTCAGGAACGGTGGCGACGGCCACCACCACCCCCGCGTTTACGCTCGCCACGACGATTTCCGGCCCGTTGTGCGGGGCAACGAACGCGCTGGCAGCTTGCGCCAATGCCGATATCAGCGGTCTATTCGGTGGAGCGAGCGGCACCGGGACGCTATGCCTGACCACGAACTGCATTCTGACGACGCCGAACTTGGGCACGCCATCGTCGATCAACCTGACGAATGCGACGGCATTACCGGCGACGGCTTTGCCGGCCCTGACCGGAGATTGCACCACGAGCGCGGGCGCTGCGGCGACAACCTGCACGAAAACCAGCGGTACTTCGTTCGGAACTTTTGCGACGGCCAATGCGGCAACGCCTCCCGCCATCGGCGGAACGACCCCGGCCGCAGGGTCGTTCTCGACACTCAACTCCTCAAGCACGACGACCCTCGCCGCGGTCACACATGGCGGCACGGACACATGGACCAATACGACGATCAGCGGCGGCGGCACTTTCACGGGCGGAAACGCGACAAAGGTGTTATCTCCGCAGTTCACCTTTAACGGCACGAAGTTCACGGCGGCTGGATGCTCAAATAGCGCGACGCTTGGGGGCACGACAGGCGGACAATTTACGTCGGGCACCACGGGAACCTGTACGGTGACGATTACCTTACCGTCGTCGACGAATGGCTGGTTCTGTACTGCGCATGACGAAACGACCGCCGTCGATTACACGCAGAACGCAACGGTCAGTGGAACGACGTTGACGATCACGGGCACCACGGTGACGAACGACCTCATCAAATTTGGCTGTGGCAGTTATTAACCCTATACTCACCAACGTTCCCGCTCGGAGCTCATGACTATGCAAGCCACGATTCCCGCCAGCTACCTCGTGCAATCGAATCCGAGCGTCCTGTCAGCCGGTGGCACGCAGGAACAACTGAACGCCGTTTTCTTGACCACGGACCCCTCGATCCCCATCGGCACGGTCCAGCCATTTCCCTCTTATTCCGCCGTCGTCAACTGGTTCGGCGCGCTCTCTCCGGAAGCAATTCTCGCAGGAATTTACTTCTCCGGTTTCAACGGCGCATCGCAGTTGCCGACACTGCTGTATTTTTCGCAGTTCAACTCGGCCTCGGTTGGCGCCTACGTGCGCGGCGGCACGGTTGCCGGCCTCTCGCTCGCGCAGATCCAGGCACTTTCCGGCGTCATCGACGTCACGGTGAACGGCACGCCGATCACGACCAGCACTATTTCGCTGGCCGCCGCGACCAGCTTCTCGAATGCCGCATCGATCATTGCGGGCGCATTGGGCGTGAACGCGACCTGTACCTATGATTCGCAGCGGCAGGCGTTCGTCATCGGCTCCCCGACCGTGGGCGCGGGCTCGACCATCGCCTTCCCGACCGACGCCTCCCTGTCGCCGCTGTTGTTTCTGACCGCAGCAACGGGTGGCGTCATCAGTCAGGGTGCCGTGGCACCCGCCCCTGCGGCACAGATGAATCTCGTGATATCGAACACCCAGAATTTCGGCACGTTCATGACCGTCGCCGAGCAAACTCTTCCGAACAAACTGGCGTTTGCGCTGTGGAATCAGACGCAGAACCAGCAATATGCGTACGTCTGCCAAGACTCGAACGCCGCGGCCGAAAGCGCCAATGCGCCGGCCTCGAGCACCTTTGGCCCCGCGGTCGTCAACTATCAGGGCGTCGTTCCGGTATTCGACACCACGGGCGGTCAAGTTGCCGCCTTCATCTGCGGCATCACGGCGGCCATCGACTTTTTCGAGCTGAACGGCTACGTCGATTTCGCTTTCAAATCGAACGGCGCGCTGACCCCGCAAATCACCTCCGAGACCGTGGCGCAAAATCTGGACGGCAACGGATACAGTTTTTACTGTGCCGTCGCGACCGCCGCGCAGCAATTCCAGTTCCTGTACGCGGGCGGCATCACCGGGACGTGGGATTGGATCGACGAGTACATCGCGCAGATTTACCTCAATTCCTCGCTGCAACTCGCCTGCTTGGAACTGCTGACCAGCGTCAAGTCCTTGCCGAACAATCCGCGCGGCGACAACCTGATCCGGGCCGCCTGCCTGGACCCCATCAATGCCGCGGTGAATTTTGGCACGATCCAATCCGGGGTAGCGTTGAGTCAGTCGCAGATCGCACAGTTGGCGACTCAGGTCGGGTTCGACATTTCGCAGCCGCTATTGCAGCTCGGTTGGTATCTGCAAGTGGTGCAGTACTCTGCGTTGATACCACTGCT